CTGCCGAGGGCGTCACAGCGGGTCTGCTGGTCGCCGGGAGCGGTACGGTGCGTATTATCGACATCGGAAGCGGAACGGTTAACTTCGGCACGCTGAAGGATCGGCGGCTCGTGGATCGCGGCAGCTTTACATTAAGCCGCGGCCTCGAAACGACGACCGCTGACGATTCCGCATTCGCGCAGGCCATCATCGCGCGGGCCGTACAAGGAGGCTGGCAGAGCGGCGACGACGTCTATTTATGCGGCGGCGGAGCGTCTAGGCTGCTCGCACCTGTTCGGGGCTATTTCCGGGGCGCTCAGATCATCACAGGCGACCCGGTGACGGCGAACGTCCGCGCCTATTGGCTGATCGCGAGGCGAGTGTATGCCTAAGCAGATCAAGATTGTGCAGCTCTGTCTCAACGTCGTCGACCCGTATCAAGAGAGGATGTATCAATACATCCGGCAGCAAACGAATCAGAGCGCCTATCTCCGGCGTCTCGTGCAGCGGGACATGGAAGGCGGCACGACGGCAGCACCTACGCCGCGTACGCTGGAGCCGGGCGACTTCGAAGCGGAGGGATTCATATGATCGTAACAATCGGGGTGCTTGCTCCAGCTATCAAGATAGCGGGGATTGCAATCGCAAGTGAGTTTGTTGGTCGGTTGATGGAAGACCACGGGCACGGGAATAAGGTTATATTCGTTCGAGTGATTACCTATGTGGCGTGCGGCATGATCGCCATGGAATACTGGTGGCAAGGCGTCAAGTACATCGCCTCGACGTTTGGGGTGAGGATATGACGGACGTCGTCGCATGGGGTTTAGTTGGAACGGCTGCGGTGCTTGGCGTGATCGCTTGCGTGATTTTTTCGCAGGCTGTAGCCGCACCGCTCGCCACGGCTATCATCGGGATCTTTCTATGAACGCAAGAAAGGCCGCACCGGATAGGGCCGGGCGGCAAATTCTCAACCGCTCTTTAGAGGAGCAGAGGAAAAGGTTATGCAATCATCATACCACTTACTATCATGCCCGATCATCCCGCAAAATATTCCTTGGTTGGCAATGTATGATCCGCGACGGTTTGGGGCACACTCGCTTTCTTCTCTTCTTCCTCCCTCTCTCCCTCCCTCGCTCTGCTTCCGTCGTTCCTTTGTAAACAAAATCAACAATCAAGCAACGCCAAGGTTTTCGGCTTGTACTTTAGGCTCAATACTACTGGAGCAACTAAGTGGGTAAGTACGCGAGTAGCTACTCCACGTAATCGGAGGGAACAGCATGTCAGTGATTGGCGCAATTACGATTATTAAACTGGTCGGGATCGCGGCCTCGTCGTATGGATCTTGGGAAGCGTGGCAGGCGATGCCGGGCGGTAAAGCTCGGCGGCGGCTGAACGATCTATTCCGTAACGGCGACCTCGCGCTCCAGCTCAGAAGGCAGCGGGGCGGCAAGCAGGAGATCGTGCGGAAGTATCCGAAGGTCAAAGAGGTGCGCGTCTACGATGACAAGACGACGATCGTCTTCACGATCCCGGAGGGGCTGGACCCGGCAGAGGTGTGGAAAAAGGAATACTTGCTCAAGCAAGGATTCGGCCCATATGTCGAGCTAACGGAGAAGTACAGCAAGGTATTCATCGCCGAGGTATACGAGAAGGACATCGAGAAATTCGCCTACAGCCTCGACACGGTTGCGGCTCAAGTGACCGGGCTGAAGGTTCCGATATACGTCGGCATGGGTCGTCGCGGGCATGTGGTCTACGATGCCGTGACGCACCCGCACCTGCTGATTGCAGGCGAGACCGGAAGCGGGAAGTCGGTTATGCTGCGGAACGTCCTCACGACGCTTATCATGACCGCCGGAGACCGCGTCCTGCTGCATTGCATCGATCTGAAGCGGTCAGAGTTCCACTTATTCCGTGGGGCTGCTGAAAGCGTCGATACAGAGCCCGTGGCAGCGGCTCAGACGCTCTACAAGCTGCAAAAGGAGATGACCCGGCGCGGCAAGATCCTCGAAGCGCATGAAGTCGAGCACGTCGACGAGCTGCCGGGGGACGCTCGGCTCCCCTATATCGTGCTGGCAATCGACGAGGTATCGATCCTAGCCGACGAAAAGCCGCTCATGGCGATCGTGGAGCGCATCAGCAGCATCGGGCGGGCTTACGGGATGTTCCTCATCCTCGCCATGCAGCGCCCCGACAAGGACGTTCTCGACGGCAAGCTGAAGGTTAATCTGTCGGTGCGCATGGCCTTCCGCCTGCCGGACGATGTGAATAGCCGGATCGCTTTGGGCAGCGGAGAGGCGGCAGCGATTCGCCGGGACCAAAGCGGGCGAATGGCGCTCAGTCTCAGCGGCATCCAGTACGTGCAATCGCCGCTGCTGGAGCTGAAGGACGCGAAGGCGCTGCTCGCACCGCGCAAGGCGGTCAAGGTCGGCACAGGAAGCGCGAGAAAGCCCGCGCCGGATGCTCCGGTCATCGAGACGGAGGAAGTCGCAGCGGGGCTTTGGGGGGTGTTAGACGATGATGGAGAGGGATAAGCGGATCGTCGCCGATCTGGAGCGCTTCCGGGTGCTGACACGAGACGATATTGTCGACTTGCATTTCGGCGGCATGAAGTACCCGGTCGCGGACGCCAACAAAGTCCTGCTCCGGCTCGTGCAGCAGAAAAGGGTCGCCGTGTCGAAGGAACGCCGGATGTATCATTACTTCCCGCTGCCGAGCATCAAACGCGACTCGACGAAGATTCCGCACTATCTCGCGATCGCAGGCTTTTACCGGGAGCTGCGGAAGCACGCAGAGCCGAAACAGTTTATCGTCGAGCCGAAGCTCGGGGGCAAAGGGCTCCCGGAGCCGGATGCCTTCGCCATATGGATGGGCCGGGCGATCTATATCGAGATCCAGCGCTCCGTGTATTCCGTCAAGCAATGGCGCGACAAGTACAATCGGTACGAGGCGTACCATCTTAGCGACCTATGGAAGCGGGGCAATATCTCAAGATTCCCCATGGTCTGGATCATCGGCAAGACGAATCTGCCGGACGAGGGACGCCCGCCGTTTATGTTCAGCGATACCGTGCCGGAGATGCTCGTGCGCTTCGGTAAATAGCCGCCTCCGGGCGGCTTTTCCACTGAATTTATTAGTCTATCCACAAAATAATAGAATTATTCACAAAAAACTGTTGACGGCTCGTCTATGAATCTAGTATATTATGGACAAGCCCAACATGAAAGGAGCTGAGAGGGGTGAGATACTTAAAAGCAGAGATGCTGCGAGCCGGGATCACGGCACAACAAATTGCCGACCTACTCGGGGTTCATCTCAATACGATTTATGCGAAGCTCGGCGGCAAGAGTGATTTCACCGTCAAGGAGGCCATCGCGATTCGGGACAAGCTGCTCCCGGAATTGTCGGTCGAAGCCTTCGGGGAGGTGGAAGCTGATGCGGGTAACGGCTGAGTTTCGCGCCATGGATCTACTGGATCGCGTGGAGGAGTTAGGGCGCGCCGTATGGCGTAGCCGGAAGCGGGTGAGGCGATGATACTCTACCATCAGGAGTGCGTCGGTTGCGATTGGGAAGAGACGATCCCCGGCGGCATCATGTTCATGTGCCCGATGTGCGGAGAAAGACAGATTATCGTGAGGGAGGTGGAAAAGGACATGCGAAAAAGGTATCTGTTCGTTACACATGCGAAGAATCTCAAAGAAGAGACCGTCGAATTCATGACAAACGAGAAGGAGATCATCGCCGCGGCGATCGAGGTTGCGCTAGATCGAGACGTCACCTATGAGAGGGGGACGAGGGTCGTCGCCATCTACGAGGTTAACTTCAATACGAAGCGACTCGACGAGATGGAACTACGGCTCGAAGACGGACGGTTCGCGCTGCTGTATAAACCGGAGCCGGAGCCCAAGTCGACGCCGAAGCTGATGCTCGAAGAAGATCCAGCGGATTGGCTGGAATAGAAATAGCCCCGAGCCATGGGGAGCTCGAAGCTAGTGGGAGAGGGACACGTTAATCATATCACGGGACGGACAAGTCCAGCAATGAAAACTATGGGAGGTTTTACGGATGAATATCACGTTGCATATTGAAGGTACGAAGGAAGAAATGGCAGACGTTTTCGCGGTATTGGCGGGCAAGGCTTCGACAGGCAAGGCTTCGACAGGCGAGGCGTCAGTCATGTTGAGCGTGGACGGCAAGCTGCTCGCCGAGACGATCAAGCCGGAGACGGACACAGCCGCCGAGGATAAAGCGGCAGCGGCAGCGGACGCGAAAGCAGCCGAGGAAGCAGCGAAGAAGGCCAAGGCCGATAAAGCAGCAGCCGACAAAGCGGCGAAGGCGGCTAAAGCTGCCGAGGAGAAGGCCGCGAAGGAAGCGGCAGAGAAGGCAGCAGCAGCTGAAGCTGAAGCTGAAGCTGACGAGGGCGACAGCGGGCCGGAGATCAAGGTCGAGGAGCTTCGCGAGCTGGCGAAGAGTGTCGGCAAGGAGTTCGGCAACGACACGGTACGTGCCATCTTGGACAAGTTCGACGCGGCGTCCGTGATGAAGCTCGACAAGAAGCACTATAAGGCCGTGAAGGAAGCGTTCGAGCTGCACGGGCAAGGACACGGCCCGATTGACATCAGCGAAGACGACTTGCCATACTAATGGGCGGCGAGGCGATCAACCATGGGGGGCGTGCTCACGCGCTCCTCAGCGCCTCCGGCGCGAAACGGTGGCTTAACTGTACGCCAAGTGCCCGCGTGACGGAACATATGCCGGACGACGGCAGCGTCTACTCGGAAGAAGGTACACTCGCACACGAGCTGTCAGAGATTAAGCTTTGGCGGCGGCTGATGGTGTGCGACTCGACGCTTCGGGCAGCGCTTACGGACAAGCATGAACAGATCAAGCAAGATCCCCTGTACGAGTCGGAGATGGAATTTCATACCGACAACTACCGCGACTTTGTCGAGGAGCGTTACCACGAAGCTAAGGCCCGCGATAAGGGCGCTGTCTTCGCACTTGAGCAACTGGTCGACTACAGCGCGTGGGTGCCGGAAGGCAGCGGCACGGCGGACGTGGTTATCCTTGGCGGCGATACGCTGGAGGTCATCGACCTCAAGTACGGGAAAGGCGTTCCCGTGTCGGCGATCGGCAACCCGCAAATACGGCTCTATGCACTTGGGGCGCTGGCTAAGATATTCCACCCGCCGAGCGTCAAGAAGGTGCGTATGACGATCGTACAACCAAGGCTCGACAGCATCACGACCGAGGAAATGAGCGTCGCCGACCTGCTCGATTGGGCACATAGCATCATGGACCGGGCCGCGATGGCGTACCGGGGTGAGGGCGAATTCAAGCCGGGAGACTGGTGCGCATGGTGCAAGGCCGCTGGCGAGTGCCGAGCCCGCGCCGATCACTATCTGTCGGCGGTCGAGTACCGCTTCAAGGAGCCGCCGCTATTGTCGATCGAGGAAATCGGGCGTATCCTGCATATCGCTGGGAAGCTAACGGCGTGGGCGAAGGACGTGCAAGAGTTCGCATTCAATGAGGCGCTCAAGGGGCGGGAGGTGCCGGGCTGGAAGTTGGTCGAAGGAACGGCTCGCCGGGCGTACCGGGACAAGGATGCGATCATCGACACACTGTCCGTTCTCTTTGAACCGGAGATGTATCTCAAGCCGCCGGACCTGCTGGCGATGACGCAACTTGAGGGTAAGATCGGCAAGAAGGAATTCAAGAATCTAATCGGCGAATTCATCACGGAGCCGCAAGGCAAACCGACGCTAGTCGACGAGACCGACCCGCGCCCGATGTTTGCTTCCGCGAGCAATGACTTCGCCGATATAAACTTTGACGAATAGAGGAGCGATTGGGAATGGCTGAAAAGGATACGAAGGTAATCACGGGCGAAGTACGCCTAAGCTACGCGCATGTTTGGGAGCCGAAAGACGACGACGAGGGCATTCCATGGTACCAAACATCGGTGCTGGTACCGAAGGACGACGAGAAGACGATCGCAGCGATTAACCGCGCCGTCGAAGCTGCGAAGCTGGAAGGCAAGGCCAAGAAGTGGAACGGGAAGATGCCTGCCGCCTCGCTGCTGAAGCTCCCGCTCCGTGACGGCGACGAGGAGAAACCGGAAGACCCGGCTTATGCGGGCATGTATTTCTTCAATTGCAAGTCCAAGACGCAACCGGAGATCGTGAAGTACGTCGGCAAGAACGCCGACAAGTCGAACAAGTTCGAGAAGATCACCGATACGACGGAAGTGTACTCCGGCTGCTACGTGCGGCTGTCGCTCAACTTCTACCCCTTCAGCGGTAAGTCGAACGGGATCGCGGTCGGGCTTAACAACATCATCAAGGTACGGGACGGCGAGGCATTCAGCGGAACGACGAACGCGGCGGACGACTTCGCGGACGTGGAATTCGACGACATGGACGACGACAATCTGTACTAAGCAACAACGGGCGGCATTCATTGCCGCCTTTACTATCTCAAATAATCGGAGGAATGGGACAATGGGGATTTTCGGGCCAAGTAAGGCGGATTTAGAGGGCAGGATCACGATGCTGGAAATACAGCTTAGTGGCGAGGGGGAAGCGTACAACAACCTTTCGAAGCGGTACGATAAAGTGACCGAAGAGAGGAACGTCGCGAACGCCAAAGTGGAGGAGCTGAAGTCGAAGCTCGAAGCGGCAGAGTATAAGATCACACTTCGCGAGGACTGGCTTCGGAGTTACCGCAATACGGTCGACGGGCTGCGGGCAAGGGCTAAACAATTAGAAAGCGCAACCCCGGTCAACGTCGGCGAGCTCCAGCGCACCGCGTCCGAACAGCTTGAGACCATCGAGAAGCTTCAGAAGGAAAACGAACGTCTAGCATGGCGGGAAAATCTTGCGTGTGACGCCCAACGCCGCGCCACGAGGGAAGTCGAGGAACTGAAGCGGAAGCTCGAAGCAGCGGGAAAGATCGAGGACTACATGTCGCCCGCTAGTCAGATCGCCCGCATCATGAAGAAGGAGATCGACACGCTGAGAGAAGATAACGCGATGATGAAAAGCGCGATCGAGAACGGATCGCTCACGATTAGCAAGATGGTGCACGACGCCCACACGAACGCGATCGACAAAGGACGGTACGAGGAGCCCCGTCAGTTCGGCGAGTTGATCGCGCTTATCCATTCGGAGCTGTCGGAAGCGCTGGAGGATCACCGCAACGGCAAGGGCTTCAAGGAAGTATGGTACGAAGGTAAGAACAGCGCCGGGATGCCGTTGACGTCGGCGCACATGCTGCCCGGTCTCGTTGAAAAGCCTTGCGGCATACCGTCAGAGCTTGCGGACGTGGTTATCCGGGTTGGCGATCTAGCCGGGCACCTAGGTATCGATTTAGAGGGCGCGATCACGGAGAAGATGCGGTATAACGCGACGAGGCCGCACCGCCATGGGGGTAAGAAACTATGAACGAAAAGGATAGAGACCGTCCGCCACTAGCGCCGCCTCAAGGCTTCCGACCTGTTGGACGCGGCGACTACCCCGCAGCTAAGTTTCTCACGCTGGAGCAGGAGCTCACGCACCTAATCAATTACCATTCGAATCTCGTGCGGCTCATGTCACAGTCCGTAAAGCCGGATCGCGCGTGGGAGATCCTGACCACACTCAACCGCGCAACGGATCGCATTAACGAGCTGCTCGGCCTAAAGGATGAAGACGAATGACCATACTTAGAATCGACGTCGAGACATACAGCTCCATCGACATCAAAGACCACGGCGCGTATAAGTACGTTGACTCGGACGACTTCGAGATTCTCCTCTTCGGCTACGCTTTCGACGACGGCCCCGTTAACATCATTGACTTAACAGACTTCGAGGCGGTGCCGGACGAGGTCATGCAGGCACTCACCGACCCGAGCGTCATCAAGACGGCGTTCAACGCCAACTTCGAGCGGCTCACGATCGGGAAGCACTTCGGCATATACTGCGATCCGCTCCAGTGGCGATGCACGAAAGTCCACGCCGCCGCTCTCGGCCTGCCTAATGACTTGGCACGGGCCGCTAAGGTGCTCGGTCTGGATGACCAAAAGGATTCGAAAGGCAAGGCGCTAATCAAATACTTCTCTTGTCCGTGCAAGCCGTCGAAGGCGAACGGCTGGCGGGAGAGGAACGAGCCGCATCATGCGCCGGAGAAGTGGCAGCAATACATCGAGTATTGTCGGCAAGACGTCGTCGTCGAGCGTGAGGTCTCGAAGCGACTCGCGCCGTACAAGATCCCGGACTTCGAATGGAAGCTTTGGGCGCTCGACCAGCGGATCAACGACCGGGGCGTGAAGTTGGACGAGACGCTATTCTTATCCGCCATCGAATGCGCCGAGGCGTACAAGCTGGAGCTGCTGGAGCGTCAAGGCGAACTTACGGGCCTCGATAATCCGAACGCGCTGCCGCAGCTCAAGGCGTGGTTACATGATCAAGGCATCCCGACGCCGGACGGCATCACGAAGGAGTCCATGCCCGCGCTAGCCGCCGAGGCGATGAAGCTAGGCCGGGAAGACGTGCGCGAGGTGCTGCGCATCCGGGGCGAGCTCGGCAAGACGAGCGTCGACAAGTACGACGCCATGCGCCGGGCACTCTGCCGGAACGGTCGAGCCCATGGCCTGCTGGAGTTCCTCGGGGCGGGGCGTACGTGGAGGTGGGCCGGGCGGCTCATCCAAGTCCAGAACCTTCCGCAGAACAAGGTCAAGGACTTGGCGCTCGCCCGGCAGACGCTCCGGGAAGGCGAGCATGACCTGCTGGAGCTGCTTTACGGCGCGCCGCCGTTCATCCTGTCGCAGCTCGTTCGTACCGCCTTTATCCCGGCGTCCGGTCGGTTCGTGGTCGACGACTTCGCGGCGATCGAGGCGCGGGTCATCGCGTGGGTGGCGGACGAGGAGTGGGTGCTAGAGGTATTCCGAACGCACGGGAAGATATACGAAGCGACCGCCGCGCAAATGTACGGCGTGCCGTGGCAGACCATCGTCAAGGGCGAGGAGAACGACTATCTCCGGCCCAAGGGGAAGATCGCGGTGCTGGCTTGCGGCTTCGGCGGCGGCGTGAATGCGCTGATTAAAATGGGAGCGCTGCGGGACGGGCTGACGGAGGACGAGCTAGGCGACATCGTGAAAGACTGGCGCACGGCGAACGCGCAGATTGCCCGGCTATGGAAGCGGGTTGAGCGGGCCGCGATTGAGGCGGTACGGAAGAAAAGCGTCAAGCCGATCCAAGTCGGGCACGGCGTTTCGTACCGTATGCAAGGCGACGTGCTGCTCGCGAGTCTGCCGAGCGGTCGAAGCCTCGCCTATCAATCGCCACGGCTTGAGCCGAACAAGAATTTCGGTGGCGACGAGCTGACCTTCATGGGCAAGGACCAGCAAACAGGGCAATGGGTCAAGCATAGAACATGGGGCGGGACGCTCGTCGAGAATTTCGTCCAAGCGATCGCCCGTGATTGTCTTGCGGTCGCCATGATGCGGCTGGATGCCGCCGGGTACGATATCGTCATGCACGTCCATGATGAAATTATCATCGACAGCGCCGACGCCGATATCGAGGAAATCACGCGGATCATGAGCGAGCCGATCCCATGGGCTCCGGGTCTGCCGCTTACGGCTGAAGGGTTCGAGTGTACATTCTACCAAAAGGACTGATGCGGATGAACAAGAAGGAGAAGACGAAGGGCGGCGGTCTCACGGTCGCCGGGCTACTCGGCGTACTGTTCGTCGCGCTGAAGCTGACGGGCTTTATTGACTGGTCATGGTGGCTCGTGACGCTCCCGTTTTGGGCGCTGCTGGCGATCCGGCTAGGCTATCTCCTTGTGCTCTGCCTCGCATGGGTGGCGGTCGCCATTGTGATAGCGGTCATGACGAAATGGGAGAGCTATTGGAAGGAGCGGGCGAAAGATGACAAAGCGTAGACCCTATGAAGGGTTGCGGAGTCAAGGCCGGATTGCCGGGAGCGGGATCGACTACGATCGCTATGACGAAGAGGCACGGGAGCCGAGGTACGCTTCGCCCCGCAGGATGGGTTGCCGTCTCCCGGACCGTACCAATGAGGACATGTGCGGTCCGGTCGTGAGCTACAACGTGAACGACGTGAAGACGAGCATCGATCGGGAACAGATAGAGGAAGCGTGCCGCGTTCTAAAAGCGGAAGGCTCGACCAACTTGAAATTATAATCCATTATACGCGGGGAGCGGGACAAGTATGACAACGAAAAAGGAATTGCGGGAGTACGTTTATAATCAGATCGCGAATAGACGGAAGGCGGTACGCACCGAGCTTCGAGTGCAGGTGCGGCGGCTCGTCGACATCGTGCTCGCTCGGCACTTCAGCGGCGGCAAGGAGCTTGCCAAGAAAGCCGGGGAGACGGCGGAGGCGATTACGGCCTACTATCAAAAGCACGACGAATACATTGGCGGTATGAGCTGGAATTTGACGTCCGCTGTCAAGGAGCTGAACAATCTCGACCCATACAAGGATGTCGCGAAGACGCAGACGAATGATATCTATGACTACTTGCTCGGGGATGGTATTCGCAAGGGTAAGGGCGAATTCTGCTATGTCGAGAGGGAGCTGCGGGAAGCGGGCAAGGCGGCTAGGGAACGGCTTCGGAAGCTTGACGTGCTGGAGTCGGAGCTCGCCGCGATCATTACCAGCTCGAAGAGTGGACCCAAGGCTGGCGAAAAGCTTATCGAGCTAGGGGTCGACCTGTCGGGGCTGACAATCGTTGTCGCGCCGATGCTGCCCGCCATTGTGAAGCTGTCGGTCGATCCAAACATTATGAAGGGGTGAGCGAGATGATAACGAATCCAGCGCTAGAAGCATTCCGCAAATTGCCGTTCGAGCGGCTCAGTGAGATGTTGCCTTGTGAGAATACACTCGTCACAGCGAGGCAATGTAAGTATCCCACGAAGTTCCGCCTCGCAGGCACGCCCGTGTGCAGCTCTTGCGGGTACAACATGAAGGAGGCGCTAAGAGAGAACCGGAAGAACCTAAGCGATTACCCGGTCGGTACGCCGGAATACTTCAAAGACTTGGCAGCGAAGGCGGCAGGCGTCCGTGTTAACGCAGCGATGGCGCAAGAGGCCGCATCGGTCGCGACGCCGACCTTCAAGTTCGCACCGGGGGCTAAGGTCGTCCGGGTAAACGGCGGCGGGTTCCGGGTACCGGGTCGGAGCTTCTTCATGGTGGCGACGGTACACTGTAGCGTGACGCACCCCGAAGACGGCATTCGCGTTTTCATTGAGGAGCAGCCCGGTACATGGTACGACGAGGAGGAGCTGGAGCTTCACCGCGAGGACGACGTCTTCACGCCGAGGCCGGAGCCCGACATGGTGAACAGCCCGGACCATTACAAGGCGGGCGGCATGGAGCCGTGGGAATACATGCAAATGAAGCTCACGCCGGAGGAGTTCCGTGGATATCTGAAGGGCAACATCATCAAGTATCTGAGCCGGGCAGAGCTGAAGAACGGGGCCGAGGATTACCGAAAGGCCAAGTGGTATACGGATAAGCTGGCTGAACTCTATGGGTGACAAATACGTCAAGCGATACCGGGGCGGGCGTGAGGGTGTAGAGGCGGACGATGGACCTAAGAAATGGTCGAAGCGGGACGAGAACCTACTCATTACGAATTGGTTCTACGTCTCGAAGCCCGACATTGCGGCTAGGCTGAATCGTTCCGTCGATTCGGTACTTAACAAGGGGCGGAAGCTCCGGGCGGCTGGACGCCTGCCTGCGGAGCCGGAGAGCGCCATCATAACGGAGCGCCACGCCGATGTCATGCGGCTCATCGCGGGTCTGCCGGAAGGCGCGACCTATAAGCAGATAGCCGTAATCAAGGCCGAGGGTACGACGGGCGTCATCTATGAGCTGGAGCGCAAGGGGCTGATATGGCGGACCGGGACTCGCGGCGCGTATGTGTGGGCGGCAACCGGGAAGCCGTACGGCCTTCAGCTCGGGATCGTCGAGCCCGAGGACCATCTTCGGAAGGCATGCGCGGCGCTCCAGCTTACACCGAAACAGGCGGCGCTTCTCGCGGCCTACAAGCCGAAGGAGCCTCGTTCCAAGCTGGCTAAGGCAATGGGGTTGCCGAAGGTCATCGTGAATCAACTAATCGTGGGGAGGAAAAGGAAATGAAGGAAGCTAACGGGGGATGGATAGTAGGGGTGGACTTGGCGAAGCCGGAGCGGAAATACGAGTTCACAGGTGAGACGATGGAGACGGCTGACGGGCATACGCTCCAGAGGATTCGGTACTTGCGCGATATACGCTACGTTAAACCGGGTACGCTCGGCGGCTGGATCGAGGAAGAGGTAAATCTAAGCCATGTGGGCGACGCGCTCGTGCTAGACGACGCGAAGGTTTACAAGAGTTCGATCGTGCGCGACTCGGCAATCGTCGAAGGGTCTGCCGTGGTCATCGGGGCGTCTGTATTGTGGGACGAGGCGAGAGTCTCCCGGACGGCGCTTATCGACCGCTCCCGGTTGGGGGGAGACGCTCACGTAGGCGGTCGCGCGTCGGTCAAAGACTCGGCTATATCGGGCGCTATCTTGCTTACCGATGACGCCCATGTTGCCCATAGCACGCTTCGGGGATCGGGGCATATCAAAGGTCACGCTCGGCTCGACAATTGCTATGTGATCACCGAGGGGTTTCTCGTCACCGATCAATCTCACGTCGACAATATAAGCATCAAAAGCGTGTTCAAAGTCATTGGCGAGGCCCGGATCAAGAGTCGTAACGATCTTTACGTCATCGGCCCGATCGGGAGCGAGGGCGGCACACTCACCGTGTACAAAACGAAGTCCGGCATCGGCGTTACACGGGGCTGCTTCAGCGGCACGCTCGACGAGTTCGAGGCCGCGGTTAAGGAGACGCACGGCGGTCCGGGTGACGAGGACGCGGAACACACGTACAACGAATACACAGCAATCATCGCATTCATTCGAACCATGATGGTGAGGTAACGGATTAATCAGAAGGAGCGGGGCGCATGGATCATATTGACATATCACTCGGGAAGCACCGACAAGACAAGACATGGAAGACCGAGTACCTAAGCTGGGAGGAGTTGGTCGAGCGCTTCCGCAAGGTACGCCGGACGCCGGAGACCATGTCGAGCTATGACGCAATGAGCAAGGCCGATCGCGGAAAGGTAAAGGACGGCCCGTCGTTTGTTGGCGGGCTTCTCCGGGGTGGGCGGCGGAAGAAGGAGAACGTCGACAACCGGACGCTGATCACCTTGGACGCGGACACGCCATCCATAGACTTCCCCGGCACCGTCGAGCTTATGCTCGGCGGCACGGCCTACTTCATCTACTCGACCCACTCGCACCGGGAGAGCGCGCCGAAGTACCGCCTCGTGATCCCGGTCGACCGGGCGATGTCTGTCGACGAATACGCCGCCGTGAGCCGCCGCGTGGCGGAATGGATCGGCATGGACAACTTCGACGGCACGACGTTCCATGTCCATCGTCTGATGTATTTCCCGAGCTGCTCAAAGGACGCCGACCCGGTAAGTATCGAGGGTGAGGGCGTCCCGCTCGTCGTTGATGACGTTCTCGAAACCTACGAGGACGCTTTGGACGTTCTAAGCTGGCCTCGGCATCCAAACGAGGGCCGCGTCAATCTTAACCTAACGAAGGCGCAAGACCCACGGGAGAAGTTCGGCGCGGTCGGCCTGTTCTGCCGGGCGTTCACGATCGAGGAGGGCATCGAAACGTTCCTCACCGATCAATACGATCAAGGCAGCATGCCGGGGCGCTACACGTACCTACCGGGCACGAGCGGCAACGGGCTAGAAGTGTACCCGGAACAAGACCTCGCGTTCTCGCACCAAGACAGCGACCCTGTATCAGACGGGCGGACGCATAACCTGTTTGACCTCGTGCGCATCCACCTATTCGGGGAGCATGACGAGGGGATTAAGGACGGCACGCCGGACGCCAAGCGCCCGAGCTTCGATGCTATGTGCATATGGGTCATGTCGCTCCCGGAAGTGAAACGGCTGGCGGCGATGGAGGATTTCGGTGACGAGGATTTCGAGGAGGACGGGGAAGGAGTTGAACAAGCTGAAGACGAAAGAAGGGCTGGACGAGATAAGGAAGACGAGAGAGGAAATGAGCGAGATGAGGAAGCGGGACTTCGAGCGCTTTTGGGAGACGATGAGGATAGCGGCGGCGATTCTGATAGTGATCGGGGCGCAGACGGTCGTGCTGGTGGCGGTGTATTACGTGGCGATGACTCTCCCGGTGTGGGGCTGTCTAAGCCTGCTGGCGGGGCTAGTGCTGACGGCGGCGTGGCTGATCCAAAAGCATGGGCGCAAGAGCTAGAGCGGCATAGCAAGACCGGGGCGCTGCTGCCGACAGCGGGCAACGTCGAGCTGCTGCTTAACAATGGAAAGTGGAAGGGCACGCTGGCTTATGATGGCTTCGGGAATCGAGAAGTTATTAAGCGTGCGCTTCCGTGGCGTGATCGCCGGGCACCTGATGCACCTTATGAGCCTTGGCTGGGGGAGGATGACGACCGCCGGAATCACTGGTTCGCTAAGGTACATGGTATAGCGAATACGCAGGTTATTAAGCAAGCTTTCACGGAGGTCACAAGACAGCATCGTTTCCATCCGATCATTGATTACCTCGAAGCGCAGAAGTGGGACGGGGTGGGGCGGCTGGAGCGCCTCTTCATTGATTACCTTGGGGCGGAGGATAGCGATTATACAAGGTGCGTGACGAAGAAGATGTTCATCGCAGCGGTCAAGCGTCTCTATGAGCCGGGGTGCAAATTCGATAATATGCTTGTCTTGATCGGACCTCAAGGTGCGCACAAGTCGACTATCTTGCAGAAGATGGGTATGGACTGGTTCTCCGATTCGCTGAAGAGTCTGGAGAGCAAGGAAGCGGGCGAGCATCTTCAGTCTGCTTGGCTATTCGAGTTTGGCGAGCTAGCAGGCATGAACCGGGTCGAGGTCGAGGAGATCAAACAGTTTCTATCGAAGCGGTCGGACAAGTACCGCGTCGCCTATGATCGTACCGTTTCGGACTTCCCGCGAAAGTGTGTCTTCTTCGGCACGACGAACAACCACAACTTTCTGAAGGATGCCACAGGGAACCGTCGTTTCTGGCCTGTCCCGGTCGATCCGAGCAAGCGGAAGCTAAACGTCTTCGACGATCTGAACGAGGAGATCGGTCTTCTATGGGCCGAGGCCGTCGCGGCGTACCGTTCGGGCGAGAGCCTAGAACCGCCTGCCGAGCTCGCGCAGACGATCGCCAAGATGCAGGCCGGACACGTTGAGAAGGATGACCGGGTCGGCATGATTGAGGAATGGATGGACGAGGAGCGCACCGACGACAAGGGATTCCCTATGGGCATTACGCGAGACCGGACATGCGCAATCCAAGTATGGGTGGAGTGCTTCGGAAAGCGACAGGGAGACATGCGTCCGGCTGACGGTCGTACCATATGTGAGCTCCTTCGGTCCATTGAAGGCTGGCGAGAAGTTGGGCGCGTCTACTTCCCCGGTTATGGTAAACAGGCGGTATTTGAGAGAATAGAGCAATAGGGCAGATGATATGGCAGACCGTATGGCATAGGGCAGATCATCTGCCACACACTATGGCAGATAAATTTTATCTGTCCTATCATCTGCCATATCATCTGCCATACCAAAAACCCAGTCATACCAAGGTATTAACCATTAATATGGCAGATAGGACAGATAAAATAGAGTAAAATATAAAGGGGCTATTTTGGCGGTTAGTTGTAACAGGATTAGGATATAACGTAACAAAAAGTACGTTAAATAGGGGTGCCCTATATATGCGCGTACGCATATGCCATACGCCCGATATTCAAATTCGAGAGGATGATAGAGTCATGGCGGAAGAGTCGAGGTTAGAGAAGATATTGGTGCGAAGGGTGCAGCGTGAGCTAGGCGGGTTCGCGCTCAAGTGGGTGAGTCCGGGAACGAGAGGCGTGCCGGATCGGATTGTCATCCTGCCGGATGGCAACATTGCGTTCGTCGAGATGAAAGCGCCGGGAGGATCGCTACACCCGTTGCAGGAGCACATGATCAAGAAGCTAGGCGAGAAAGGCCATGACGTTTATGTGCTGGCGTCGGAGTCGGACATCGACGAATTCGTTCGACGCATCGAGAGGATGACATGAGGTACGTCGCGCATGACTATCAAGCGTACGCCACGGAGCGGATCATCGACACGCCACATATCGGGCTATTCCTTGAGATGGGCCTCGGGAAGACGGTAAGCACGCTTACGGCGGTCGACCTGTTGCTGTATGACTACTTCCTGAGTTCCAAGGTGCTGGTCATCGCCCCTCTTCGGGTCGCACAGGACACATGGGCCCGTGAGGTCAATAAGTGGGACCATCTCAAGCATCTACGCATCGCAAGCATCCTCGGCAGCGTGAAGGAACGTCGGGCCGCGATCAAGCAGCAGGCGGATATCTGGATCGTCAACCGGGAGAACGTCGAATGGTTGGTGCAAGAGCTCGGCAGCAAGTGGGACTATGACACGGTCGTTATCGACGAGTCGTCTAGCTTTAAAAATCACAACTCGAAACGCTTCAAGGCGTTGCGGCGCGTCCGGCCTTTTATCAAGCGACTGATCGCCTTGACGGGTACGCCTGCACCGAATGGTCTCATGGATTTATGGGCTCCGATCTACCTGCTGGACCAAGGGGAGCGGCTTGGGAGGACGATGACAGCCTTCCGGGATCGATATTTCAACAGCCGGACGAAAAACCAGCATACGACGTTCTACCAGAAGGAGGAGGCCGAGGAACGCATTTACGAGGCGCTAGGCGACATCACGGTCAGCATGAAGGCCGAAGACTGGCTTACGCTTCCGCCGAAGATCGAGCGGACGGTGCCTGTCGAGCTGGAGCCCGAGGCGCGGGAGAAGTACAAGCGCATGAAGCGGGATATGCTGCTGCCATTCGTCGACGCCGATGTCGTGGCGACTACGGCGGCGGTACTGAGCAATAAGCTGCTGCAAATGGCTTCGGGATCGGTCTACGCCGAGGATCGCGTCGTCAAGAATATCCACGACCAAAAGCTTGACGTGCTGGAGGAGCTGATCGAGGCAGCGCAAGGGAAGCCCGTCATGGTGTTTTATAACTTCATCCACAGCTATGAACGGCTTGTCGCCCGCTTCAAGCATGCGAGAACGCTGCGGAAGGGCGCACAGAGCAACGAGGACATAGCGGCATGGAATAACGACGAGATCCCGCTTCTGCTGCTGCATCCTAAGAGCGCGGGTCACGGGCTCAACCTACAGGATTCGAGCTGTCAGCACGTCATATGGTTTGACATGACATGGAGCCTAGAGGAGTATTTGCAGGCCAACGCACGGGTTCACCGACAAGGGCAATCGCGGAGCGTCTTTATTCACCGCATCGCGGCTACTGGCACGATGGACATGTCGGTTATCAAGGCGCTAGAGGAGAAAGAGGAAACGCAGAACGGGCTAATGGCAGCGGTGAAAGCAGAAATCGAGGAGGTGCGTCGAGGTGGGTAACGAGGGCTACAAGGGGTTTCGATTGCAGGTGACGAAAGGCTTTCGGTGTGCTGTCGGCGATACGTACACGTTCAAAGACGGGACGAGAGGACAGATACGCAAGATTCAATCCGTCGAGACGAACGCGGTCGGGCATGTATTCGTGAATGGCTATTACGTGGAGGTGGCAAAGCGATGACGCCGGAACAACAACGGAGAACGTTTCAAAAGCTGAAGACGCTAACCAGTGAGCGCTTCTGGAAGGCCATGAACCTGCTGCACTCGAAGGCGTATGCAGCGGCTATGCGGCACTATGACGAAGCCATGAGTATCGTTCTGACGCCGAAGAAGAGGGCCGAGGTCAATGCCAAAGCGGCCGAGATAAGGGCGGATTGGGACGGCATGGAACAGGTCAGCGTGGGCAATGTCGAATTCAAAGAATTGCTAGGCGTCGATATCGAAAGATGAACTAGACAAGTCTTCCAATCGCATGGTAGAATCGCGGTAACTGATAGACTCACTCATGCGGGAGGGTACGGGTATGACGAGAAACAAAACGGAAAAGCCGGAAACAACAACATTCGGTTTCGGTGAGGTGCTGAAGCGGGTTGCCACAGGATCGTGGGTAGCACGTCAAGCGAATCCCGAGCTGGTCATCATGGCACACAGAGGGAAGTTCATGAGCGTGCAGGCTGATGGCGATGTTATCGGATTCGTCTACATAAGCGCTGAGGATCAATTCGCTGAAGACTGGTACGAAGTGGACAAGCCGAATGCCGAACCAACCAAAGAAGCCTAGGACATGGCGCGAGCGCTTCTATCAATCCAAAGCGTGGAAGATGTGCAGAGCATCGTTCATCGCCAAGCGGGTAGATGGGAAGTGCGAGCGTTGTCCCGAGCTTGGGTACATCGTGCATCACAAGGTGCGACTCACGGAGGCCAATCATACGGATGCACGCATTGCCTTGAATCACAGTAACCTTGAGTATGTGTGTCTAGCTTGCCACAATGCTGAACATATGGGCTTGCTAGAGGCTACGGTGCAAGGTGTGGGATTCGATGCAGACGGCAACGTGATCAAGGTGGGACGAGAACGCAGCAATTATGAATGAGTGGACGAGTTGCCTCGGCACTAACCTATTGTAAGTCACTAACCAGTCGGTAAGTTGCTTACTTTAGGTAAGTGCCCCCCTTCACTTAGGGGCAAGGCAACTTTTGGAATACCGCGCGCCCTCCTGCAAAAACCCCTCCACGGGATTTCGCCAAAGGTGACGGGTGCGGGTGCGACGGGTATCCAAAATTTGGTAAAAGCGTAGGACAGGAATATCCAAAAAATGGGAGAGGGAGGGCGGTTGACCATGGGGATGGAAGACGACGCAACCGACCGCGAGCTCGTACTAATCGAGGTGGCGAACATCCAGCGCAAGCTCAAGATGACGCCCGCCGTACCAGCGGAACGAATCAAGCTCGCCGATCCTCTGATCGAGCGCGTGGCCTTCATGACGATCCAGCTAAAGAACCTTGAGCGAGAGATCGAGATAGGCGACGGGTCCATGACGGAGATGTACAAGCAATCGGAATACGGGACGGAGTTCGCCCGGGCCAAGCCCGCCGCGACGCTCTATAATACGCTCGTCAAGAATTTTCAATCGAGCTGGAAGCTGCTAAACGATCTGAAGGTCGAGGCGGAGCGGAACGCCATCGCGAAGAAGCAGGCGACGATCGCGGACAAGCAGGCAAAGGCGACCGCCGAGCTGGCTGGAGCGAAGAAGGCCGAAGCCGAAGCGCTGCGGGAGCAGGCAACCGCCAAGCGTGCCGAGGCGAAGCCGGAAGAAACGAAAGACGAGCTCGCCGCATTCCTTGCTAGAAAGCAGGCGTAGCCTATGGGTCAATATATCCGGGAGTATTGGGGGAAGATCGTCTCGGGCGAGGTCGCAGCTTGTAAGCGGCTGATCCAACAATACTCCAAAATTATATATGAGCTAGATAACCCACGCGACCCGTGGGTTTTTGACGAGAGAGCAGCAAACAATCCGATCGAATTCATCGAGTCCTTCTGTAAGCACTCGAAGGGCGAATGGTTTGGCAAGCCTGTACGGCTGGAGCTCTTCCAAAAGTCTAAGCTGCAAGCGATTTACGGTTTCGTACATAAGGACACAGGCATGAGACGCTGCCGCGAGGTGCTGACGGTCGTCGGGCGGAAGAACGGCAAGTCGACCGAGAAATCCGGCACAGGCGCGTACATGATGATTGGCGACGGCGAGGGCGGTTCCGAGGTCTATAGTGCCGCCACGAAGCGCGACCAAGCTCGGATTGTATTCAGCGAGACGCTCAACATGGTCTCTCAGTCACCCGTGCTCGCCAAGCATATCAAGAAGCGCAAGACGGACCTCTATTGCGCGGCGCTCTATTCGAAGTTCGAGCCCCTAAGCTCCGATTCGAACAGCCTCGACGGTCTGAATGCGCACAACATCATTATTGACGAGCTGCACGCCATCAAGGACCGTAACCTATACGACGTTTTGAAGCAATCCATGACGGCGCGTAGGCAACCGCTCCTTGACATGATCACGACGGCGGGCTTCGTACGCGAGTCAATCTATGATTCTATTTACGACTACGCCTGCCGCGTGCTAGACGGTGCGGCTAACGACGGCGTCGACGATGATAGATTCCTAGCCTTCATTTACGAGCTGGACGACAAGGCGGAATGGACCGACCCGGCTTGTTGGGAGAAAGCGAATCCCGGACTTGGCACGATCAAGAGCCGCGAGGAGCTGGCGCTTAACGTGGAGCGGGCCAAGAACGACCCGGACTTCCTGCCGACCGTTCTGACGAAGGATTTCAACATCCGGGAGACGGTGACAGGAACGTGGCTCACCTTCGACTACATCAACAACGAGGACGTTCACGAGCTGGAGCGCTTCCGCGGCTCTTACGGGATCGGCGGGGCCGACCTATCGAGTACAACGGACTTAACGTGTGCCAATATCCTTCTAAGGCTCCCGGATAGCGACACGGTCTATGTCATTCAGCAATATTTCATGCCGAAGGAAGGCATCGAAAAACGCGTCAAAGAGGACCGCATTCCCTACGATAGATGGGCCGAACGAGGTCTTTTAACGCTATGTGAGGGCAATAAGGTCAACTATTCGGACGTTACGGCATGGTTCCTCAAGATGCACCACGAGCACGACATCACGCCGTATTGGGTGGGCTATGACCCATGGAATAGTCAATATTGGATCGACGAGATGATCGCCGCCGGGTTCAACATGGAACAGGTGCGACAGGGTGCTCAGACGCTATCACAGCCGATGAAGGAGCTTGCCGCCGATCTAGGGGCCAAGCGGATCAACTACAACAACAATCCCATGCTCAAATGGTGCTTAACGAACACAGCCATTAAGCGGGACGACAACGACAACATACGCCCCGTAAAGGGCAAGAACAGCCGCCAACGGATTGACGGCGCGGTGGCGCTAATTATCGCCTATACGGTCTATTTCAACCGCATGGCGGACTACGAAGCGCTCATATGAGGGAGGTGATAGCTTGGCACGTTTCGAATTGAGATCCTTATATGACCTCTTCTTTGGCCCCAAGAAGATGCCGCCATCCGGCGCGGCCTACGTGAAGCTGCTGGACGGTCGGAGCTCCAATTTCGGCAACTACACGGGCGAAGCGTACGATGTGGGCATCGTCAGAGGCGCGGTGCATTCCATTGCGACCAACGGCGCGAAGCTGAAGGCGAAGCACGTCAGAGGCAAGGACGGCAGCAATATGGAGCTCGTGCCGGGCAACGTGGAATACCTATTATCGGTCCGGCCGAACCCCTATATGGACGCGTTCTCGTTCCATTACAAGGTAATCACGCAGCTACGCATGCAGAACAACGCTTTCGTGTATCCACACTGGGACGAGACCGGGCGAGTCCTGCAAGGGCTGTACCCGATCAATGCCTCCTCGGTGGAGTTCCTGCAAAACGGGGAGCGTGGCGAGCTGTATGCACGGTTCCGCTTCTTCGGCGGTCAAGAGCTCACCGTCCCATATCTGACGCTCATTCATCTCCGGCACTTCTTCTATAACCACGACTTGTGGGGCGAGGCTAACGACGGCGTGCTGACGCCGCTGCTGACGCTCGTCAAGACGACGGACGAGGGGATCACGAACGCGATCAAGAAGTCGGCGCACCTTCGCGGCATCCTGCAATATAAAGAGGCCATGCTCAAGGCTACCGACCTCAAGAAGCAGCAGGAAGACTTTGTCGCCGACTACATGTCGGTGAACAATTCCGGCGGCGTCGCGGCGCTCGATGCCCGGGCCGAATACAAGGAGCTTAAGTACGAGCCTAAGATCATGGACGCCAAGCAAATGGAGCTCATTGACAAGAAGGTTTACAACTTCTTCGGGCTCAACGAGAAGATCATCAACGCGACGTACACGGAACAAGAGTGGAACAGCTTCTACGAATCCGTTATCGAGCCCATGGCGATTCAAATGAGCCTAGAATACACCGAGAAGCTATTTACGCCCGGCGAGAAGCGGCGCGGCAATCGCATCATATTCGAGGCGAACCGTCTCCAATACGCGAGCATACAAACGAAGCTGGAGCTCGTGGCGCTGGTCGACCGTGGCGCGATGTCGCCTAATAGCTGGCTGGAAGTGTTCAACCTGCCTCCCGTACCGGGTGGCGATGAGTTGATCCGACGGCTTGATACCGCGCCGACCGCTGAAGGCGATAAGCCTAAGCCGAAGCCGGGAGACAAGCCCAAACCAAAGGAGGGTGAAGACGATGACCCAAAAGAATGACCGCATTTATCGACAATTCGAGATCCGCGCCGCCGAGAGCGAAGGCGACAAGAAGTTCGTCGAGGGGTACGCCGCCAACTTCGAGAAGCCAACCGTCCTCTACGAGTACGAGGGGCGAAAGTACATGGAAGTCATCAAGCGCGGCGCGTTCGACGGTGCCGACATGTCGGATGTGATTTTCAACTTCAATCACAGCGGGAAAGTCATGGCCCGCACGCGTAACAGCACGCTCCAGCTCGTGACGGACGGCGAAGGGCTCCATATCCGCGCCGAGGTCGGAGGCACGGAAGCAGGTCGACAGCTCCACGAGGAAATTCGTGGCGGGTACATCGACCGTATGAGCTTCGCCTTCAGCGTCAAAGAATCGAGCTACGACCGGGACACGTCCACGCGTTCCATCATCAAGTTCAAAAAGATTTACGACGTCTCGGCGGTCGATATTCCGGCCTACGACTCCACGTCGATTAGTGCACGCAGCGCCTTCGCTGTCGAGCTCGACGAGCTGGAGCGTGAAGAGCTAGAGCTTCGCAAGCGCAAGCTTCAGCTTCAAGCAAAATTTTAGCTACTCGCGGCGCTGGATAGCGCTGCTCTAGCTGTCGGAGGAGTGGACAGGCGGACGCTCGCCCGGATGGGCGTTACTCAGCAGCACCGACAGGCATATAAGCAAGACCCTAAACCCATACGAGGAGGCAACACCCATGAAAACGATCGAACAGATCCAAGCTCGACTTGTCGAGATCCGCGCCGCTATCGGCGCTGCTACAACTGGCGCACAACTGGACGACCTCGAAAAAGAGCAACGCGAGCTGCTGGAAGAGATGGAAGTCATCAAGCGTCGCACGGGCTTGCTCGGCACGCCTGCACCAGCTCCGGCTCCGGGCGCTGCACCTATTCCTGCCGCTGAACGCAATCCTTCGGAACAACGTTCCGCTGAAGACGCTGATCCGTTCGTATCGCTGGAATACCGTAAAGCGTTCATGACGTTCGCGAAAACGGGCGTTCTGCCGAACGAATACCGCTCCAGCGTAATGGCTCCCGAGCTTCGCGCTAACGCTTCGACGGCGGTTGCTGACATCTCGGCTGTCGTACCGACAACAATCCTTAACGAGATGATTTCGAAAATCAAGGAATACGGTCAAGTGTTCTCCCGTGTTCGCAAGCTGAACATTCAAGGCGGCGTATCCGTGCCGATCTTGTCGCTGAAGCCTGTCGCCACATGGATGACTGGCAACACGCCGACCGATCGCCAAAAACTGACGGTCAACACGAACGTTCAATTCAGCTACTACGGCTTGGAATGCCGCGTCGCTGTCGACCTGCTGGCGCAAACGGTATCGCTGCAAATGTTCGAAAGCTCGATCGCTGGCTTGATCGCTGAAGCCATCGCGAAGGCGCTCGACGTGGCGGTCATCAAAGGCACAGGCACAGGCCAACCGCTCGGCTTGACTGTTGACCCACGTATCCCGGCGGCGAACATCATCACGATCACAGCGGCGAACGTTTCGAAATGGGCCGAATGGAAGAAGCAGGTCTTCGCGAAAATTCCGCTTGCGTACCGTGGTAAGGGCGTGTTCTTCATGGCGGCAGGCACGTTCGAGGGCACGATTGACGGCATGGTCGACGCACAAGGTCAACCCGTAGGCCGTGTTAACTACGGCATCGACGGCAAAGGTCAGGAGCGTTTCGGCGGCGCTGACGTCATCCTCGTGGAAGACGACGTAATCGCGTCCTATGACGCAGGCGTGACGGGCGACATCTTCGCTGTATTCGCTGATCTGAACGATTACGCGTTCAACAGCAACATGACATTGCAAATGTTCCGCTGGATGGATCACGACACGAACCAGTGGGTCGACAAGGCGATCTTGATCGCTGACGGCAAGATCCTCGACCCTAACGGCGTGCTGATCATCAAGAAGGGCGCCTAATGCTGGCGGCGGTTAAGCTTGCGCTTCGTATCTCGCAAGTCAACACCGCCTTCGATGGTGAGATTACGGGCCTAATCGACGCAGCTCGCGGGGATCTAATCCTCGCGGGCATCAGCGAAGCCCGGGCGAACGATGAAACGGACGCCCTAGCGACCCGTGCTGTCATCCTTTACGCCAAGGCATACTTCGGTTTCGACAACCCGGACCAAGAGAGGAACGTCAAGGCGTACACCTCGCTAAAGGCGCATCTCATGACGTCCGTTGATTATGTGGAGGCTGATGCCTAATGTTATGGCGTGATGCGGTACAGCTCATTCCGACGACCTACGAGCCCGGCGCATACGGCGCTATGGTCCCGGTAGACGGTACGCCCCGCGAGGTCATGTGCAACGTGCGGGATGCCGGACGAACGGAGACCTACCAAGCGTTAGCGGCGGGGGTAAGAGTGGAATTGATCATCGACATGATTGCCGCCGAGTACAACCGGGAGCCCAAGCTCACATGGAACGGGGAAACCCTCTACGTGGCGCGGCAATACTCGAAAGGCGGCGACTATGTCGCATTGTCGATGTCCCGTTACCCGGTGCAGGCTGGTGGCTAGGGGTCGAACGAAGATCGAAGGCATGGACGAGCTGATGCGAATGTTCCGGCGGCTTGAGAAACTACCGCAGGCTGTCGTCGTTAAGGCCGCGAGGCACGGCACGGCGATTGCGAGGAAGGCGGCGAAGGCTAACGCCCCGGTCGACTCCGGCGAGCTTAAGAGCGGCATCGTGCAGCGTCAGGAACGACGTACGAAGCTAGGGAAAGCCATGTTCGACGTCATCATGAACGCGAGCAAGAATCAAACGTTCGTAAAGATGACGAAAAGCGGCGTGCGGTATTACTATCCGGCTTCGCAGGAATACGGCTATCGGCTCAAGGACGGCGGCTATATGCCGGGTCTCAAGTATATGAGCCGGGCGCTGTCTAACAACTACGTCCGCATTCAGCGCAAGATCGTTGAAGTCGGGCGGGACGAAGTCGAGAAAATCATGCGGAAGCGGTGAGACCTATGACCATAGAGGACGTCTTAATCGAGCAGATTGGACTAGCGATCCCGGAGCTATCCGGGCGGGTGTATCCGGCGTTCGCGCTGGACCCCAACACCCCGGCACCGTATGTCGCCTATGTATCTAGCGAGGGGCTCGTCGTTCGCACACTGTCCGGGCCCACGAGTTCGCGGCAGCTCGACATTGAGCTCAACGTGATCGTGATCGGATACGCGGCGATGCGCGGGCTCTCGAAGGCCGTCACCGATGTCCTTGAGTCGTTAAGCGGCACGACTTCCGGCACGATTCTGATCGAAGAGATCACCTATGAAAGACAGTCGGACGAGATATTCGAGGAGGACGGCAACGTTTTCCGTTCGGTCATCTCCGGCACTATCCATTACAAGGAGGAATAACCATGGCAAATGCTACACGCGCACTAGGCACGACGCTAGGAATCGGGTCGCCCGCTGTCGTCGTCGGCCTGCTGACATCCATCGGAGGCGTGGACGCTTCGGCGGAGACGATCGACGTCACGGCGCTCGACTCGACAGGTGGCTATCGCAAGTTCCTCGCAGGCTTCAAGGACGGCGGCGAGGTTGCTGTATCCGGCTTCTTCGACCCAACCGATCCGGGGCAAATGGACGTATACGAGGCGTTCGAGTCCGGCGCAGAGGTTCCGATCGTAATCACGTTCCCCGCGTCTCTCGGCGCGACGTGGACGTTCCAAGCCATCGTAACAGGTTTCTCCACAGCGGCGGACGTTGAGGAAGCACTCACCTTCGAGGGTACGCTCAAGGTATCCGGCCCGCCTGTTCTTGCCGTAACGCCATAATCAAAAGGGCGGAGGTTAACGCCTCCGTCCTTTTTCAATCCAAAATGGGAGAGGGACGATAGACAATGACGAAGAATGCGAACAATCACAAAACGGTAATGGTCATGTTGGACAGACCACGCGAGGTGCGTTTCGGCAATAAGGGTCTGAAGATGCTCCAAGAGATGACGGGCAAAGGTATCGACGACATCATGCCGGACAACAACATCTCGTACCAAGAGGTCGAGGTCTACATGTATTGCGGCCTCCAGTCTGACGCCATAAAGCACAAGGAAACCTTGACGCTTGAGATGATGGACGACCTACTCGACCAAGCGCCTGTATATGGCGAGATTCTCGTCGCGCTGCACCGCGCTCTGTACGCCGCCTACGGCTTGACGCAAGAAGACGTCGCCAAGGCTTCGCAAGCGATCGCAGAGGCGCGTGAGAGCGCACCTGCGCAGGCTGACGCGGTCGAGGAAGAAGGTCCGGGGGAGATCGAAGCGGACCCAAACGAATAAAGCTCCCCGCGTACGATTGGGACGAGCACTTCATGACGGCGATCAAGGTCGGCATCTCTCCGAAAGAGTATGACGACCTCACGCCCCATGAGACCAAGCTGATTGTCGACGTTTACATAGCGTCCGAGAAAGCGCGTCAGCGGGAAGCCGTCACGCTCGTATGGATGGGGGCACAATTCCAGCGTGCTAGACGCTTGCCGAAGCTGGAGACGATCCTCAAGGGTAAGACCGAGGACGCCACGCCGAAGAAACCCGTGAAGCCGATGACCGACAAGCAACTTCTGACGCGGATCAAGGCGATGAATAAGGCACTCGGCGGCAAGGTCGTGACAACGGAACGGAAGGAGGAAGACCATGGCAACTAAGAACCTACTTGTCCGGGCGGGGGCGGACTTCTCGTCGCTACGCACGGCGATGAAACAAACGCAGAAAGAGGCGCAGACGTTCCAAACCGTGGTAGAGTCGAGCGCGAATAAAGCAGGCGCGGCGTTTATGGCTGTCGCTGCCGGGCTGACGGCGGTCGCTGCTGCTTTCGCGGCGGCATCGAAGGCCGGGATGAAGTTCGAAGCCGATGTCCAGCACATCAACCGCCTGCTAGGCTCCAGCGCGTCCGGGTTCTACGCATGGGCACGCGAGCAGGACGAAGCGCTAGGCGTCGGTATGGGCGCGGCTGTCAAGTACGGCGCGACATACGCCAACTTGCTGCGGACGTTCGAAAAGTCGCCCGAGGGGCTCAGGCTAGCCACGCAGAACCTTATCGAAGGGATGGCGGTCATCTCCTCGGCACGGAACATCCCGATTGACGAAGTCGGCGAACGTATCCGGTCAGGATTGCTCGGCAACACCGAGGCGATCGAAGATTTAGGTATCTCGGCTCAGGTTTCCGTCATCCAAATGTCGAAAGCGTTCAAAGAGCTTGGCAAAGGCCAATCGTGGGATAAAATCGCCTCGACGAATGGCGAGCTCGCGCAGCAGATTCGGTATTACGCGATTCTGGAGCAGATTTCCGCCAACTTCGGAACGGAGCTCACGCAGAACACCGGGACGAACCTAAACAAGTTTACGGCGCAATTGAATGACACGCGGACGGCCCTCGGGCTGGCGTTCCTGCCGATCATCAATAGCGTGCTGCCTGCTTTGACCGCGATGGCGCGGGGGCTGGCTACGGCGGCGACCTACGTCGCGCAATTCTTCAGTATACTATTTGGCACCGACACGGCGAAGAAGACCGACTCGCAGAGCAAGGCGACCACGAAGGCCGCGGGCTCCGTAGGCGATCTAGGCGGCGCGTACAAGAAGGCGGGCAAGGAAGCGGCTGGGGCACTCGCGAGCTTCGACGAAATCCATCAGGTAGCCAAGGAGAGCGCGAGCGACGCCGATGCTGCTGCCGGGGACGGCGTGCCGAGTATGTCAGTGGGCGACCTCTTCGACCCCTACGCCATTACACCGCTGGACGCCTTCGCCGGAAAGCTGGATAAGCTGAAGGGCCGGGCGGCGGATCTTATCCAGCCGCTCCGGGATCTAGGCGATGCCGCGAAGAAGCTCGGCGACTCGATCAAGGGATTCATCGAGACCCCGGCCTTCCAAACGTTCATCGACTGGATCGCAGGCAAGTTTTGGGATGCCCGCATGGGTGACATCAAGCTTGCGGAAGGTGTGCTCGAAGGCTGGTCGGGCTTCTTCACGATCCTAGAGGGCATCGTCACGCTGGACTTCGCGAAGATCATCGACGGCATCAAGGGAAGCGCAGAAGGCTCCAGCAAGTCGATCGGCGCGCTGCTTGATCAACTCGGCATCACGGGCGACGGCTATCTGACGGTCAACTCATGGTGGGATCGGACCAAAAACCAATGGGAATGGTTCCGCGACAATACGAAACCAATTTGGAGCGGCGTCTACAAGGAGGCGTCCGACGAATGGCAAGCGCTAGAAGAGTTTGATTGGTCGTCCGTAGGGGCGAGCGTAAAAGCCGAATGGGAGCGCCTTAAGGAAGACACGCGCCCTCTATGGGAGGGCATCGCCAACGCCGCAAAGACCGGATACAAAGCGCTAGAGGAATACGACTGGACAGCGGTTACGGACGCAATCGGTACCAAGTGGGACGAATTCAAAACGGATGCCGGGACCAAATGGACAGCCATTAAGGACGCGGTCGGCAAAAAGTGGGACGAGATCAAGGACGAGGCATCGCTCAAGTCTGAAGGCGTCCGTATCCTAGTCGGTGCAAAATGGGACGAATTCAAAGAAGACGCCTCGACCAAATGGTCGAATATCAAGCTGGCGGTCGCGACCAAATGGGACGAGATCAAAACGCAAGCGGGCGAGAAGGGCGCGCTCGTGAAAGAAGCGGTCGCGACCAAATGGACCGAGATCAAGACGCAAGCGGGCACCAAATGGAATGAGATCAAGGACGAGGTCGGCAAGAAGTGGGACGCGATCGCGAAGATCGATTGGTCGAGCGTGAAGACGGCGGTCGATACGGTATGGAACAACATCAAGACGAGCGCGGGCACGATCTGGAGTCAGATCGCCGCCGGGATCACTGGAGAGATTAATAAAGTCATCCGGTCGATCAATACGTTCATTAGCCGGGTCAACTCGATTTCGATCAACATCCCGGAGATCAAAAACCCGTTAAACGGGGAGACGTTGCTCGGCGGATTCTCGATAGGCGTCCCGCGCATTCCCACGATCCCGGAGCTGGCTCGTGGCGGCTTCGTAGGCAGCGCGACCAACTTCGGCAACTACGTTGCGGGAGAAGCTGGCAGCGAGCTCGTCATGCCGCTTGAAAACACATCATTCGTGGACCGTATCGCCTCGGCGCTCGGCACCGCTGTTATGAACGCCATGCAAATGGGCAGCACAGGCCAGCAGACAGGCGGACGCGCAAGCGGGGATGTTGTCATGACGATCAACGGGACGGAGTTCGCGCGCGTCGTCGCGCCATATCTGAACGGCGAGAACACGCGCCAAGGCGTATCGCTCATTACGGGGAGGGGCTAAGGGTGGCACTACTCAGAATTAACGGCGTCGACATGCCCGGCCCGTCCTCTATGGACGTCGGCATCCAAGACATCAACGATGCCAAGCGGAATACGAATGGCAACTTGATTGCGGAGCGGATCGCGACGAAGCACAAGCTGAACATCGAATACAAATACCTAAGCAATGCCGCCATGTCGACGCTGCTGACGGCTATCTCGACGATGTTCTTCACGGTGACGTACCACAACCCTGTCACCAACTCGCTTCGCACCGGAACCTTCTACACGGGCGACCGTAACCTTGGGGTCATGGACTATCGGAATGGGAACATCAGGTACAAAGGCGTCAAGTTTAACCTAATCGAGAAGTAAGGAGGCGGGCGACATGTATCCGACTAGTGCAGAATTCAAAGAGGCGGTCTATGCGCCCGTTCGGTCGTCCGCTATGCGCGTTACGTTCGATATCACGGACGTAACCGCCTATGACGACGTCGACAGCATCTCGGCGGCGGATCAAGAGGCTGTCATCAGCAACGTTGATCAGATTAGCGACCGGGAGCGCGTGCCGTCGACCAACATCGCCACGCACGAGCTCGGACGCTTCAAGCTCGACGGCTCGTTCTCATTCCCGAGCTCAACCGCCGCGCTGAACGGAGAAGTCGGCTACGTGTCGGATTCACTCAGCGGCGCGGACGGTTTCTTCGCCGTACCACTCCGAATTGACATCGCGTTCACAGGGTACCACAGCTCGGCAGGTTTGACGATCACCTTCGACCCGGTCAATAACGAATGGGCCGAAGACTTCGCCGTTACGGTCTACGACGTGGACATGACGGAAATCGCGTACGTTCATGTGACGGGGAATACAAACGTCATCGCGGAGCCGCTCGGCAATCTATCGAATTATACGTTTATCCGAATCGATATTGAGAAGTGGTGCAAGCCGAACCGCCGGGGCCGTGTGATCGAGGTCGACTATGGGATCGTGCGTGTTTATGCTGACGACAGCCTCACGTCGGCGAGCTGGATCGAGGAGCTAGACATGTTCAGCGCGACCGGGCCAGCTAGTGAATTTATTTTTAGTATTGACAACAGCGGTAGAGAGTTTAATATACTTAATCCAACAGGCTTTTACGCCTATCTACAGGAACGGCAAAAAGTCTATGTCGACATCGGCGTGCAGGTTGAGTCGTCCTATCAATACGTGCCGCTTGGGGAGTTTTATCTCGCGGACTGGACAAGCGAGGACAACTCTATGATTGCGACATTCAAGGCTCAGTCTATCGTTGACCTAATGGCGAGCTACGACTACGAGCAGCTCACGTCCGTCAGCCGGACGCCTGCCGCCTTCATCGCGTACCTGTTCAGTCTATGTGGCGTCACCGACTATTACATCGACCCGACGATCTCAACAACGCCGCTCGGATGCCGGGCCAAGAGAACGGACTGTAAAACGGCATTATTCATGATGGCTTCGGCGTATCAGTGTAACGTGTTTATCACGCGCAGCGGTCAGGTGCGAGTCGTCAAGATGGTGGACGGTGCAGCGGTCGACCGTATCGACTTCGACAACACCTACACGGAGCCAAAGGTCGAGCTCGATCGCCCGGTCCGGTTGTGCGTCGTTACGTACTGGACAAGCGTCGACACGGTAGGCGGGCGCGTCACCGTCCCGACCATGCTGAACACTGGCGACATCCTAGAGCTAGCGAACAACACGTTCATCGAGACGGCATCGCAGGCTTCGCAGGTGGCGAACTGGATGACCGATCAAGCGTACGCCAAGGCGAAGTATTCGATTGACTGGCGCGGCAACCCGGCGCACGAGCTGATGGACTACGTCGGCATTGAGAACAGCTATGGCGACGATAAAGAGGCTTGGCTCACACGGATCGAGCTTAATTACGACGGAGCGCTACGCGGGCGCACGCAGGCGAGGGGGATCATCTAATGACCGTTAGCACATATCTGCCGGGTCCGGCCCCGTCTGCGCTGTCGTTCGACGGGTCGGGTGACTACGTTCGCGTTCTTCGCACAGTCCCGGGCATCGGCACGGAGGGAGGATTCGAGCTATGGTTTCGGACGTCGAGCGCCGCAACGGGTGGCTTCATCTTTTCGACAGACACGAACCTTCGGACGTACATCCATTTCACAGGTGCCGACGAGATTACATTCAGCAAAGGAAATCCGAATGTCAAGATCGTGGGTGTCACCGGATTGAGAGACGGGCAATGGCATCACGCCGCGATGTTCTGGAAAAACGGCACAGCGTACGCGTACATTGACGGCGCTTTGGTAGGCTCGGCATCGTTCCTCGACACGTCGGACGGTGGCAATTTAGCCGTTGCGGCGTTCCGTGGGACGTGGGACCAATTCACACAGGTCGACGTCGACGATGTCCGGGAGTGGAAGGTGCTACGCACCGCCGAGCAGATCCAAGAGAACATGCACCGCGAGCTCGTCGGCAATGAGCCGGGGCTCGTCGGGTATTGGAAGTTCAACGAGGCGGGGCTCAACCCGGTCACGGCGAATTTTGTTGGCAAAGTCGCAGGCAGCACGGTGGCGAATCCGCACATTATGAAGCGGTCAAACCATACGTCGCTAGTATCGCCTGCGACGTTCACGACGGAATCGTCAAATAGAGGATATACCGACATCGCCGTATTGGACGGGGCAACAGGGAGCCAAAGCGTTGCGGTGGCGGGCCAATACCCTTTGATGCTGTTCTCCTTCGACCTTATTCAGCTCGCCATTCGTGAGCGAGGCGTCCCGCTGAACACGATGACAACCGCCGAGGCTGTCGCATGGCTCAAGGCGAATGTTCGGTCTTTCACGGCCAGTTGGTGGGGGTACGGATCGGGGCCGAGCGGGAACAACGCCACTCTGACGCTCTACAACGTCACTAGCGGCTCGTATCACGCTGGCATTTCTACCACGAGCGCCACCGTTGCGAAGGTAACGCACCCGAACAATAACGCCGCTTCGCAATATGTCGACAGCAACGGTTTCGTTCACTATCTTGCCTACGCTCCCGCATCGAACGGGACGATAGCCTCCGTCATCAATACCGACTACGTCGAGCTGCACGTCGAGTTCGTCAACACCGCGATCGACTCCAGCCCGAGCGGCAATAATGGGACGGTCTTCGGAGCGAGCTACACGACGGACGCGCTGGAGCTGGGCTTCGGGATCGACACGAAAACGGATTGGGTTTCGACCGACATCGTGAGCGCGGAAGATTTTAACAGGATAGAAGGAAATACGAGGGTGTGCCGCGAATATCTAGAGAAGCTGCAATACACGATACCGGGTTTAACGCTGGTCTTGTCGCGGGATCAGACGTATATCGACTTCCTCGACGGCATCAACCGAATGGAGACCAACATCAAGACGATTAAGGATAACTTCCTCACCCCGGCAGAATGGGGCGGGACGGTGACTTGGGGCGTCGGATTGGGCTTCACTTGGAACGACATGAACCGGATCGAGGGTAATATTCTAATGCTCATGCGATACGCCGAGCGGGTCGCCAATAGCGTTATGCGGTGCGGCGCGTGGACGAGCGGCATGGAAATGGGGGCGGTTTAGGTGGCGTACACGAAAACGAATTGGATTGACCGGGCTGTCGAGTATGCCCGGCGATACGCGAAGACAGGCGAGACGGGAACAGAGGTCACGCTCACCCCGTCTCCGGGCACCGTAACGCAAGAAGGGACGCCCGTTAACGCCGCGAACATGAACAAGATCGAGAGCGGCATCGAGGCGGCGGGCTTTATGTTCGGCATCAAGGACACGCGCGCCATCAACTCGCCGCCGAGCTTCTACGCGGCGTTCGAGTCGTTCCGGGAGCTTAAAATATCGGACACGATCGGGATCGTGAATCTGTCCCCGACTTTCGTCATGCTGGAGACGTTCCGACCATGGAGCGACGACTCCGGCGGCAAGATATTTCAGATTGCGACGCATACGAATACAGGCAAGGTGTTCACAAGGGACGGGTCGCTAGGTACGGACTCGTGGGGCGTGTGGGAATTAACGGGCGATCATAGGTTAGCGATGTCTATTTCGATGGGAGCGATGGTCTGATGATAAGCAGAACAGCGAAGAAGCTCTACCAAGGGCTGCAAAGCTCGACAATAACGGTACGGTACACCGCCCCGACCAATACGACGGCGCAGGTGACGGAAATTTACCTAGCCAATACCGGGCCGGATGAACGTACGTTCACACTTTATCAAGGTGGAACAGCCGCGCAACATGTCCTGCTCAACGGTTTAGTCATACCCGCAGGCGGTTCGCTGCTGCTGCAAGACTTGAAGATCGTCGTCGCGGCGGGGCAGACAGTCGCGTCGAGGGCGAACGCCGGAACCGACATTACGATGACGCTCTATGGCATAGAGGAGGTATAAGGTATGGGCATTCAGATTTTCCCTCAGCCTAGCGGAACCGCTGAAATGGCTGCAAGCTCGACAACACTAAAATATGAGGATCTAACGGAACGATCGATCGGGACGTTAAACAACCAGTCCCAAAAGCTACTATTGGCAAAAATCCCGTTGCCTTATAGGGGCGCGCTTCGGTTAACCGGGGAGCTGCGGACCTCAGTCTCTGATTATACTGCTTTTTTGCATCTCTATTTTGTGAGATACGGGCAAGACGAGATTTCGACAAACCTAATGAGGTTTTTGGCTGATAACACCGTCGCTATTGAAAAACTGCCGATCGGGACCGTGATCGCCGACCCGGATGCTAGCAGGTATCATAGCCTAACACTTGGGCAAACATCACTCACGACATACGTCCCAGTCGCCAAAAACATATCCTTCCCTTCGGAAGGAACGTTGTTTGTCGTGCTACAGGGCGGCGGGCTACTTGCTGCCACGGGGTACGCGCGGAATCTGCGATGCTATTACGACAAGGTAGAGATTGGGGGAAAATAGATGCTTGCGATTATTTATGCAGGATCGCGCGTTGTCGGGTACCGTCCCGATACGACGGACGAGGACATGGACGAGAGTGGGCTAATCTACGAGTTGGTGGAGGAGCTGCCGGAGATTATCGCCAATTGCCCTCAAGGGTACGTTGTCGAGAAGCAAGATGGGGAGTTCGTGCTCGTTGAGATCCCGGTGCTGCCCGTTCCCGAACCGGGGCCGACGCTCACCGAAGCGCTTAATAGAATAGAGACGCTAGAAGCGTTACTCGACGCCATTCTGATGGGAGGTGTGTAAAGTATGGAACCGACAATCATCCAAACGTATCTAGCGGGCCGCATCATCGGCGAGCACCTCACGTACGTTCAAGTCATCACGGCGCGTCCGCAAGACAAGGCGGGTATTGACTACGTGTTAACCGAAAGAGGCTACGCCCATTTAATCGTGGAGGTGTAAAGCGTGACGGAGGAAGCAAGCAGAGCCCTAGAGCTCAAGATGGAGCGACTAAGCACGACACAGGATCACATGGCCTCTGCGGTGCGGGACATGGCAGCGAGTGTCGGGAAACTCGCGGATAAGCTCGACGCCTCCGACGACATCGCGAAAATGGCGCTCGCCTTCTCGAAGGAACACGAACGCCGGATCAAGACGATGGAGGATCGGTCATGGGCCATTGTTAGCGCAATCGTCCTCCTCACAATCGGTACGGTTTGGAAGCTGGTGACCGGATGACCTCACAGCTAATCACGAGTGCAGGCGTCAAGATGGAGGTCGTTCGCGCCCGCAAAGGGATTCGAGTCGTACATAAAAACGGCGCGACGATCCGTTCCATCGGGGAAGAGACGAAAGCTGCCCACGCGATGAATTTCAACTTCGCCAACAACGAGACGGGCGTCCCTATCGGACGCCTTATCGTGGACGGGAAGACCGTCGTCAGCGACGTGGCGAAGACCGCGAACCGTAACGAGCTCTACATGCTGCCGAGCGGCGAATGGTGGATCGGACGAGCTCCAGCCGGGGCCGTCTATTCCGCGCAAGGCTCGCCGCTGCTGGTCGATATGTTCACCGTAGTGTGGCGCGATAGTGTCGAGCACGACAAGACGGATCGCAGCGTATGGGCGGGCATCGCGTACCGTGTGGCGACCGGGATTATGCCCGGCGGCGAGGTCATCTTCGCGAAGTCGGAGAAACCCGTCAGCATGGAGCAATGGGCGCAGGCGATGAAGGCGCTAGGATGCGTTAAAGCATTGAACGGCGATGGCGGCGGCTCTGCCGTCCTATGGTCGAAAGGCGATCCGAAGACGTGGGGCAGGCTCATGGGTTCGGCAATCGTAATCGAGGAGGGGTACGACATGAATACAGACGTATTGCTTGGGGATGCGAATCCGCTGCTCGTGATTGATCCGGGCCACGGCGGCAGCGATCCGGGCGCAACGAATCCGCTCGACCACATTATCGAGAAGGATCTAACGCTAGCGGCTTCGCTGACGATTGCAAGTCGGCTCCGGGAACACGGTGTGAAGGTCGCGATGACGCGCACCACAGACAAGACGCTTCCGGCAGCGGTACGGGCGAAGCTCGTCAAGGATAGCGGCGCGAAGACGTGCCTGTCGATCCACGTTAACGCAGGCGGCGGAGACGGTGCGGAAGTGATCCACAGTATCCACAACGACGGCAAGCTTGCAAATGCGATCGCCGCCGGGATCAAGGCCGCAGGTCAGAACGTCCGCCGAGTGTTCTGCCGTTCGCTCCCGAACGACGAGGAGCTGCGGACCGACTATTACTACATGCACCGCGACACGGGCAATGTCTCGACGCAGATCGTCGAGCTGTTCTTCCTCGACAGCAAGGCCACGGGACCGGACGCCGATCTAGTCGAATACAAGACCGAATTCGACGGGTGGGTCGAGGGCGTCGTCCGAGGCTATTGCAATCATTTCGGCATCACCTACAAGCCGCTGCCTGCGAAGCCTCCCGTCACCCCGCCGCCTGTTAAGCCGAAGCCTGTCGGCATCTTCTCCGACGTGCCGGGCGATCACTGGAGCGCCGGAGCTATCGAGTGGGCGGATAAGATCGACCTTATCGAGGGCAAGCCGGACGGCACGCTTGGCTTCGGTGAAGCGGTGACTATCGAAAGGCAGCTCGTTCTCATGCAACGTCTTTACAACATTATCAAAGGGGGCAAGTAAACCATGGCAGGATCGCTATCGAACTACGCAGAGAATAAGGTGCTCGACGATCTTCTAGTCGGCACGAAGTACGTCGGCCTATTCACGGACGCGGCGGGGCTCACAACCGACCAGCCTGCTACCGAGGCGACGACGGTCAACTGTCCCGGCTACGCCCGGAAGACGGTCACGCACGCGGCAGCGGCGTCCGGCGTTAAGGCGACGAACGCGGAAGTCCTATGGACGGCAACAGGCGCGTGGGCAACGGTGCGCTACATCGGGGTATGGGACGCGGCGACGGCGGGCAATCTGCTGTACTGGTGCGACATCCGGATCGACGGGACGCTCGCCACGCCAACACTCGCGAATGGCGAGGAGCTACGGATCGCCTCCGGGACGCTCCAAGTCTCGCAAACCGACTAATGGCGCGGCTAGTGGTGCAAGGCTACGTTAGCGCGGCGGGGCTAGACCTCGCCTCGCTTCTCGCTCCGTATGAATACGAGCTCGTGGAAGTGGGCGGCGAAACAGGTTTTACTGTTTACGCTGACGAGGCTTATGACGTTATGGCGGCTGTCGTCGAGCTGCACGGCGGGAAGGTGAGCCGTCATCTATGCACCCACGGCGACCCGGAGCCTACGCCATGCGTGCCGAACGACATAATGGCGAGGTGAAGACATGGCAGCATATTGGGAATCAGACGGCGTCGACGATAAGCTCGCCGTTAACGGCAGCTACGCAAGCGTGCCGTGCAATCTGACATCGTTCGAAGTCGACATTATGGTGCTAGCTCATGAGGATTGGCACCAGATCATAAACTTCGGCGCACGTACGCTCAACTACTCCAGCAGCACGCAGAACATCGTCGTCCACGCGGATTTCGATTATGTGCAGGTCAACGGCGTAAACGTCACAGCGGGAACAGCTTTCATCCCACTAGGGACGCGCGTCATGCTCCGGGGCGTGCTGAAGGCGGGGATCACGACAGGCAACACAGGCACCTATGTCCTTAGCAACTCGACCTCTCAATTCCTCCGGGGCCGGATCTACGGCGTCAAGATGTACCAAGGCGCGACGCTGGCACTCCAGTATGATCCAGCGCTCGGGCACATGAACGACACGTCGGGCAACGCGAGAAACGCCATTATGACAGGCGGCACGTATGGGGACGATGCGGCGACGAGTTATACGGTCACAGGCGCGGCCTCCGGCAGCTCGACAGCTACAGGCGCAGCACGGAAGCGCGTCAGCGTCACAGGAACGGCAGCAGGAAGCTCGACAGCTTCGGGCGGGGCGAGAAGACGGCAGAAGGTCACGGGAGCCGCGAGCGGGGCATCTAGCGCGTCAGGCAGAGCGATACGCACCGTTCCCGTCTCCGGGGCGGCGTCCGGCAGTTCGTCGGCGCAATCGAACATCGCGGAAGACGGGCCGATCACTTACACGGTGACAGGATCAGCCTCCAGCAGCTCGACAGCTACAGGCGCGGCACGACGTAGGGCTCAAGCGACCGGGGCGGCAAGCGGCTCCAGCTCGGCCCAAGGGACAGCGGTTAAGGTTATTCGAATCACTGGAGCGGCAAGCAGCAGCGTAACGGTCCGTATGAACACCGCCGCGCCCGTGGTCAAGCGCATTCTGCTTCGTGGAAGCCTCGCGAAGCCATTTAGATGGGAGGGGTCGGCGTGACCATGGTACGGCAGAACGGGACGATGTTTGCCGGGGATTCGCAAGAGATCGTCATCTTCATCGACGCCGAGCCGGAGAGCCTCGTCGGGTCGTCGTTCGTTTGGGCGCTGATGACCCGGAACGAGTGGTCGATCCTCGTCACGAAGTCCTTCGGACAAGGTGCAACGCTGTCGGAGTCGACCATCACGATCAAGCTCGACCCGGACGAAACGGAAGAGCTAGCGGGCGCGTACTATCACGAGGCCGAGCTCACGGACAGTAACGGCAACGTATCCACGATTCTAACAGGCACGATCACTATTAAGCCCTCGGGCATTGGAGGAACGCAATCATGATTAATGACATTGTATCGTTTATCGTCGAGGAAGCATTGATTCTCATGCCATTCCTGTATGTGCTCGGCATGCTGCTGAAGAATACGCCGAAGGTGCCGGACTGGTCCATCCCGTGGGTGCTCGTCATCCTCGGGGCCGTCGCCGCACCGTTTGTCATCAAGGGCGACCCGGTATCGGATGTCATCCAAGGCGTGCTAGTCGCTGGCGCTACGGTGCTCGCGAACCAGCTCATTAAGCAGACCAACCAAAAGGAATAACGTGCCAAGGCCGTCCATGTATGGGCGGCTTTTTCTATGCGCAAAATAGTTGTTGCATTTATATCCGCATCGTGTTATATTTATATCAGAGCAAGGGAATACTAAAAACGAGGGAGCCGGGATGATGAAAAGAGCACTAGCGACATACACACGAGGAGGACGTCGGATTGTGGAGCACGTCGCCATGGTAGCGCGGAGCGAAAAAGTAATGATGGATGCAGCATACAAGCACGTTTTGCGAATGAAGGATAACGGCGCGGCCTACGCCATCATGATCCAGCCGGACGCGCCGAAAGCGAACACAGTCTACACGATTCTAAAGGAGAGTGTCTGATATGGCGAAATTGTCGAAAACGATGCAAGCGACGATGGATAAATTACGGGCGGCAGACTGGTATTATAAAACCAACGGCGAGCGCGGCGGGATGATACTTGCAACGCCGACAGGCGTCCGCCACATCGGGCACGAAGGGGTCGGGATCGTTGAAGGTGGCTATGTCTACGCCACGATGAGTAGTTCGACATTGGCGGCGCTGGAGAAGCGCGGACTTGTGGAGATTATACGGGACGGCGGTCGGATGATCGACGCTGTGAAGGTCGTTGGGCTGGAATTACCGGAACGACTGACGAAGGCTGTCGCGGTCAAGGTTACGCGGACATATTCGGGAGCGTACTCACATTGGAGCCCGTGGAAAACCATTGCTTATGTTTTGAGCGAGGCTGATGTCCCACGCCTAGTGGAGCATTATAGCACGAACAACGACACGACAGTCACGGCGGAGATTCTTGGCGAGGTCGATCTCGAAGTTTGGGATATGCTAAGATAGTTGTTGCATTTATATCCGCATCGTGTTATATTTATATCAGGGCAAGGGAATACTAAAAACGAAGGAGGCGGCGGTCGAGATGGGGAGAGTTAGCAGCAAGTCGTTCAGTCGTCATGTGAAAGAACGGACCGGGATGGGTATAACTGAGCTTAGGAAAGAGCTACGCGCTCAGGGGGTGCCTCTGAACGATATAGACAACATCATGTTAAAAGGGATGCGCGAGGACTTCGAAAAAAGCGAAAATAAAGAGAAGCGGATAACATGAACATCTTCACGGTAGCGATCAAGGACGGCGGCATCACTCACACACGGACGGTAAAGGGCGAGGGGATGACGGAGGCGCAAGCGATCCGGGCGGCGGTAAGCAAGCAGCCGAAGAGACTTCGGGAAGCGGTCGAAGCTGGCGAGTGCGAGATCACGGTAACAGCGGACGTAAACAACAAATAAGCGGAGCTCTTCGGGGCTCCCACAAGGGAGATGGGACGAATGGAAAACAAGATCGAGGCAATCAAAGCACAAAAGGCGTACGTACTGGAGCAAGCGAAGATGACACGCGAAGGCTACGACAACGAGAACGCGGTCAAGCAATGGGAGGCCATGGCGATAGCGTACGACATCGCGCTCCAGATCCTAGAGGAGAGCGGGCAATGGATGCCGGAGGAAGCCGTCGAGGCTTACATCGCGGAAGTCGCACAAGGCGTCGAAGGCGAAACGGTTGAGGGGCTTGTGGAGCTTATCAGGATCGCAGACGACAAGATGCGTGACCTTCCTACGTGGGATTATGCCGAGCAGCACCTCGCTTCGCTACGTATCGAAGCCTACCGCGAGGCCGCTGAGAAGAAAGGAGCGAACCTAGTATAGATGACCAATTACGACCTGCTGGAGATGGTGAAGAAGAAGATCGCGCATTGTCAGCGATTCCTAGAGGGCATCGAAGAGGGCGAACACCCGGCATTCCTCAAATTGAAAACCGAAGGTGATTTACAGTATTGGCAGAAGGAGCTAGCGAGACTCGAAGCCGGAAAATAGTTGTTGCATCTATATCCGAAACGTGTTATATTTATATCAAGGAGGTGAGGGAAACATGGATAAGATCACAGCTAAGGCGTACGAGAAGATGCAGAAACGAGAGCACCTTCTCCGGGTCATCACTGACAAGCGCGGGCTTCGCCGGATCACGCAAGCCGAGCACCGCGCCGAATCGAAGATCATCATGGAGCGTTACGCGCTCACGGATGAAGAGCAGGCCGCGTATGACCGACATAATGCGATAACCGATCAACGCAGAAGCAAGTAAAGTACACAGGGGGCAAGGCTGGCGGGCCTTGTCTCCATCCTACCACAAAATGGAGGCGGGCGCTATGAAGCCGTATCTGATCGATTACGCGGTCTATGGTCGGGTGTACGTGCCGATGATCTTGCTCGACGCGATGGGGCTCATAACAGTAATGGCGGATCAAGAAATAGGGCTCTGCCGGGTCGTTACCCGGCGCAGACGAAAATAGGGAGAGTGGACAATAATGGCAGCAATCAAGAAGGCACGGGAAGAGTTGGAGAAAGCGCTCAAGATGGCAACGATGCACACGGCGCGCTTCGGACCGTTCGACGACGGTTCGACGGATTACGGGATCAAAAGGGACACGGCACTGTGGCGCGAATCGTGGGTGCTCACGCCGATCATCGAAGCAATCCGGCTCCTCGATCCGTGCCGCGCGCCGCATTGCTGGGACGGCATTCTACGCGACCCAAGCTCCGTCAGATTGCACGCTAAAAACTGTACATCGTGCAAAGGGTGGGGCATCGCGAAAGGACTCCCCTTCGAGCCCTACAAGCTATCGCGAGAGGCGACCGAACAATCACGGGAACGAATGATGAACAACCAACTCACCGAGACGCTCCGAGAAGCACATGAGGCGGCGGAAGCTGCGAGGGAGGCGGGCAGCATTGAACCGAATTGAACAGCTACGCAAGGCGTTCGAGGACGCGCTCCGTACCACTCGTCATCTTGAAGACTTCGAGCTTGTGGGCGTGGCGGAAGCTGCCGCGCTCCTTGGCTGGAGCCGGATGCAGGTCCACCGCTACAAAGGAGGGAAGGCCGGATTCCCGGCACCGCTCCAAGAGCTGGCATGTGGTCCGGTATGGCTCAAGAAAGACATCGCCCAATGGGGCGAGCAGCGAGCAGAGGAGGCGGAAGAACTATGAACCGGATTTTTAAATATAACCTTATCACCGGACAGCGTCGGCAAGTGATGGCCTTGGCGGCAGGCTCGCGCCTATTGTCGGCGGTCGAGCAGCATGGAAGGGCTGTCATATACGCATCGGTCCCGGATGTTCCGTCGACAGAGCATATTGACGTATGGGTCTACATGACGGGCGAGGATCTTCAGCACGATCTAAGTACGCTCCGGCACCTCGGCACGATCGGATTGCAAGGCGGGCTCCTTATGCTGCACGTCTTCACGGAGCAGCTATGAAGGCTAAGTTCATCGAGCATATCGAAAAGGCGCTAGGGTTCAAGCTGCAAGATTGGCAGAAGGACTACATTCTGACAGGCGAAGCCGTTTTCCCACGAGGGCGAAGGAACGGACGTACGACGGCCTACTGTACTCGGATGGCGCTCGACCCGTCGAAGACGTACACATTCCCCGAGCTGCTAAACTACGCCGATGGAGATCACGGGTTCGCGTATCCATACTGGTTCCGGGATAAGTTTCTTGAGATTAGAGACCGTCTCAGGGATCAAGGGTTCGAGGTGTGCGAGGTTGTGAAGAAGCGGCAACGGAAACCAGCAGACGGATCGCGTTCGGGGAAGGGGGAGAGCAATGACGACATACCGGATCATTAAGACAGGCGAACAGGCGCGGAAGGAAACGGCAAGCAGCGTAACAAAATGCCCGATGTGCGGCAATACGGTCGGACTTCGCGGAACGTACCGTTACAAGCGTGACGGCTTTTTCCGGCAGATCAAAATCACGACGTACACATGCAGCAGCATCGTCAGCGGGTGCGGCGGCATATTCGAAAAGGAGGAGACGAAGTGAAACGAATCGAGATCAGTGTAAAGAAGGCAGGCGCAGAGGATAGCACAGCATGGCTGGAGGTGCTGAACGTGCCAAAGGATCGCGACCCGGAGACGTACGGAGCGGAGGTCATCCAATATTTCAACGACACATTGCGATCGGGGGAGTCGGCCCGCGAGCTGGTGGCGTCCCGCATGCTGCCGGATGTCGAAGCCAAACACGATTGGGAGAAGCAGAACCTATACACGGTACGAGATCGAACGGGGCAATATTATGACGTGCATAAATGCCGGGCGTGCGGCGTGACGGGCAAGCGGTACGGACTCGCCGACCATATCACGCGAGACCGGGCCTATGCGGCGAAGAAGTACGACGTGTGCAAGGCGGTGCGCTGATGAAGTATTTCCACTTTTCGCAAAACAATAGCGGCGGATATTTCATCATTAACGAGGTCGTCGCTGCCCACGTCATCATACAGGCGGAGGGTGCGGCAGAAGCTTATGACAAGCTCCTCGACATCACGCAAGAGCATTCTGCGTATTGTGAGTGCTGCGGGTATCGCTGGCCTTCGTACCCCGCTGATGAAGACGACGACGGCACAGACGAGCCGACCATGTGGGAAGAACCGATTGCAGAAAAGCCGGACGCGAAAATAATCATCTACCATGCGGACGGAAGGATAGAGCGCACGTACGAAGTGGAGGAGGATGACGACAATGGGTGATTGGGTCGCGCCGCTTATCGGGGTAGTCATCATATTCTTGATCAGGATCGTCGAGCAATTGGAGGAGCGCCAATGATAATGTACACGTTACTTTACAAGCCGAACGGACAATTCCCGTGCAAGCGTAAATATTTGCATGACGCAAAATCGGACGACGAGGCCATAGAGATGGCGACCGAATACGCGGCGAAAAAGAAAGCGACGATACACGACTTAACGAAAACCGTTAAGATAGTGACGAAACTAATGTGAGCCCTTCGGGGCTCTTTTTGTTTGTCTATCAACCGGGACGAGTCTATGAAAATAGTACGAGCCTAAGAGGAAACATAGACTAGCTTCGCCCATAGACTACTTCCATAACCAGTTAAACGACGACAGCGGTCGACAGCCGCGAGTCACATAACGGGTTATGGGAAGGAGTGAGGCTGATGGGCATCGTGGCAATCGATGCAGGCGGATCGGCGACGAAGGTCTACGACGGCAAGGCGCTCCATGTATTCCCGTCGACGATCGGCTACGACTGGCGCGAGCGCCGGATCGAGCAGCGGCACGGGGAGACGGATTGGGAATGGAGCTATGAGGGCATGAGGGGCTTCGCGGGATCGCTGGCTCAGAACGAGAGTGACGCCGCTGACAGCTTGAAAGGCGACACGAAGGCAACGCTTGACGCCCGGCTCCGGGTGCTGCTGGCGCTCCATCAATTCGCAGACGGCACAGAGCATCAGATCATCGTCGGGCAACCGATAGGCCGATACACGGCGACGGAGAAGGCCGACATCAAGCAGCAACTAACGGGACGTCACGAGATCGCCGTAAATGGCGTTAGACGCGTTCTAGTGGTTAGGCGCTGCGAAGTATCTGCCGAGGGCGTCACAGCGGGTCTGCTGGTCGCCGGGAGCGGTACGGTGCGTATTATCGACATCGGAAGCGGAACGGTTAACTTCGGCACGCTGAAGGATCGGCGGCTCGTGGATCGCGGCAGCTT